GTTAGCCATCCTAAGTGGATGGTTCCCGCTGGCTCTGCTTCGATTGATAAGCTCGGCAATGATGTAACGATTGTTCAGTACAAAGGTCCTACGCCTCCCACCTTGGCTGTGGCACAGACTACACCGCCAGAGGTCTACAGCTTCAGAACGCAGCTAAAAGAAGAGTTCCAGCAGATCAGCGGCGTCTTTGGCGTGAGCCGTGGTGAGCCGCCTCCTGGAATCAAAGCGGGTGTTGCGCTTCAGTTCTTGTCCGAGCAAGAGAGCGAGCGCTACAACGAGCTTGTACTTAAGTGGAATGAAGTCATTCGGCAAACCGCTGAGATGAGTCTTCAGGTCATGGCAGACTTCGTTGATGATTCCGATGAGCGCACGATTAGAACGCTTGGCAAAAACCAAGAGTACATGACCGAGTTTTTCAAAGCCGCTGATCTAAATCACGACTTTGACATTAGAATTCAAAATAGCTCTGCATTGCCTAAGTCGGTCGCAGCAAGAACCCAAACGCTTCTTGATCTGTCCGAGCGCTTTCCCACTCAGTTCACAGCAGAGCAAGTGATCGACATGCTCGACCTTGCTCAAAGTGACAAGTTTGTTGATTCGGCGACTGTTGCAGTCAGAACAGCAGAAGCCGAGACTGAGAAGCTGCTTGAAGCTAATCAAAAGCAAGCAGAAGCGATGCAGCCCCAAGAGTTTGAGAACCACCTCATTCACTGGCGCACGCACACCAAGCAGATTCAAGAGTTTTCGTTTAAATATAAGACGCCGCCAGACAAGCAAAAGAACTTAATTGATCATGTGTTGGTTCATGAAATGTTCATGATCGAGCAGGCAAAGATCAACGCAAAGTTCTCTGAGATGCTTGCACAGCTTGAGCTGTTTCCAATGTTCTATCGTCTGCCTCAGCCAGCGCCTGCTCCTGAAGTGATGCCAGAAGAAGCACAGGCTATGGGAGCAACTGGCGGACCATTTGCACAAGAGCCAAACCTTCCAGTCAATCCGGCCCTCAGTCCAATTCCCGGTGAGCCAGCGCAGGCCGAGCTGCCATCACTCGAAACTCAACTCATGGCCGCACCCGGTCCAGTTGAGCCAACTCGTGGAGCGTAAATGAGCGAAGTAGTTAACACCAACACAGCAGAGATTTCTCAACCTATCGCAGCAGGCGGTGGAGAAGCTCCTGTAAGCTGGGACGCACTGGAAAGCGTTTCGAATTATCGACAAGAAGTCGCAAAGCAAGAAGCCAAAGAAGAACTGTCAGCCGAGTCTCAAGCCAAGAAAGATCTTGGCATCAAAGACAAGTCAGCCGTCGAGAAGTCCGAGAAAGTATCCAAGGATAAATCCGATAAGAAGGCCGAAGAAGCTCGGCAAGAGATCAAGCGACTGAAGCTCAAACATAATGAACAGGATTTAGACCTTCCTCTGGATGTTGCAATTCCAGTTAAGATCGACGGTAAAACCGAGAACGTCAGCTTGCAAGAACTTCAAGCGCGTTACTCGCAGCAGAAGCACCTAGATCAAAAGTACCAAGAGCTTAAAAAAGAGCGCACCAATTTCGAATCTGAACGCACAAAGATTCGTGAAACCCTTGAAGCTGTGAATGACCTGCTTGTGAACAAGAAGGATATTCGCGGCTTTATTGAGCTTGTAGCTGAACCCTTGGGCCTAGACCCTTCTCAAGTCTATCAAGAGATGCGTGAGAAGCTAGAGTCTCAGTTCGAGGAGGCACAAGCACTGTCCCCAGAAGAGCGGAAAGCAAAGACTCTTGAAGAAGAGCTGGCTTACTATCGTCGAAAACAAGAAGAATCAAAGCAACAAGCAGTAAAAGCCAAGGCCCAAAAGGAATTGGAAACTCATGTTGAGAGCGTTCTTCAGAAGTCCGGCATGGACAAGGCAGCCTTCGTAAAGAGTTACGATGAGCTAGTTTCTTTAGGATTTAAAGCAGATGAGCTGACCCCAGATCAGATTGGAAGCTATTATCATAACCTCCAAGTGATTAACCGGGTTGAGGCTAAACTTGCTGAGAAGAACCCTGAAGTCGCGGAAAACAGAGAAGAAGTGGAACGGCTAATGACGTTGATTCTTCAGAATGATGCATCTGACGAAGAAATCGACTTGATCATTGAGCAGCTTTACTCTTCAAACGCTGAACGCAAGCTGGCCAAAAAGATTAACAAGTCACAGTTGAAAGCTGCGGCTGAAACTAAAGTCAAAAACCCGTCAAAAGACCCACTGTTTTTTGACGATATTTAAAAAGGAAAATAGCAAATGGCACAGTTTAACCTGACCACCGCTACTAATCTTTTCAAGATCAAGTACGGTAAACTTTCGGATAACACCTACAACAGCGCAAACGTCCTGCTTGCTCGCGTGAAGAAGTCTTATGACTTCACCGGTAAGCGCATGGATATTGCTGTCCCGACCTCTTTCGCAGGCGGCGTGGGCTCTGGCTCTCTCCCAACCCCGAACTACGCAGCAATCGAAGATGCACAAATCACTGCTAAGAAAATGTACTCGGTCATCCAAATTGACCGCGAGTCGATTAAGGCAGCTTCGAACAACGAAGGTGCGTTCGTTGAGTTGACCAAGTTCAGCGTCCAAAAGGGCGTTGAGAGCTGGATGCGCAACATGTCCCGCGCTTTGTTCAACGACGGCTCTGGTTCGTTGGGCGTTTTCTCGGGCAACGCTTCTGGAACCGCTTCGGCTCCTGTGATCACGATCACGGCTGCATCGTTCAAAGAAGCTAACTTTGAAGAAAAAGACTATGTAAACGTCAACACTCTCAGCTCTGTCTGGGAAGTTGTGAGCGTCAATCCTGTCACTCGTGAGATCAGCTTGAGCCGCATCAGCGGTTCTGATGACCTGACTTCGATCGGTGCAGGCTCGCACACGGTGTACATGCAAAACTCCCGCAACAACGACCCAAGCGGTCTGAAGGGCGTTTTGGATGCAACTTCCGGCAACCAATATGCTGTTCCGGTTGGCCGTCGTTGGCAGGCTACCCAAGTGGCAGCAGGTGGCGCAGGCTTGACTCCTGACCTTATGAACCAAGTCATGTTGGAAGTGCAACGCAAGTCCGGCAAGGTGCCGAACTTGATCATGTGCTCTTTCGATCAATACCGTAAGCTCTTGAACCTTCTCGAAGACCAAAAGCAATACATCATCGAGCCCCGCTCTCCTGAGCTTCAGGGCAAGGTGTCGTTCCGTGGCGTTGAGTTCATGTCTTCTGCTGGTGCAGTCGGCGTGTTCCCCGAGCGCTTCATCGAAAACGATCGCATGTATTTCTTAAATGACAACTATTTAGAAATCAAGCACCGCCCTGACTTTGGCTGGTTCGACGACGACGGATCTGTATTCCTCCGTACTGCTTCGCAGGATGCCTACGAAGCGCGCTACGGCGGCTACTTGGAAGCCTACATCGTGCCGTCTTTCCACGGCGTGATCTCGGGCTTGGCTGTCTAATCATTCGGTCGGGTGGGGGTAAAAGCTCCCACCCTTCTGTTCCACGGAGAACAAACCTATGTTGAGAGAAATTAAGAGTTCGCAGCGCCTCCCTCGCCAACTTCATTTTCATGTTGATGGCACCGGAACTGTTTCCTTGGTTATTGGATCTAAGGATGCAGCGTTGGTTAAAAACTCGACGGGCAACTATACCCTGACCTTTTCAAAACCGTTTGCACGAGCCGCAGTTGCAGTTGGTTCTGTCATTACGGCTGGATCTGTACTTGAAGTAGCCGCTTGCTCGGCTTCTTCTGTGCAAATTCTTTGTAAGGCAAACACAGGTGGAGCTGCTGTCGATTCAGACTTTTACCTGATCGTGCAGGGCTTTGACGCAGTAGATCAGTACTAAGTAACGATGGGTGCGGGGTAGCTCAGTGGCAGAGCAAAGTGGCGCAAGGACGCTTCCCACTGCGTCGGGGGTTCGAATCCCCTCCCCGCATCCATTTTAAATCAAGGTGACTCATGGCGAGTGTGAATAAAGTTGTTTCTTATGTAGGGAATCTGTCTGGTGCGAGTGGGCAGACTGATGCGTTTAGTCTGGAGATGTTTGCTACCGACTTAATCCCTACCGTTGAAGTCAGTGCGCTTGGTGCAGGCACCACTCTGGCCGTTAGCTTTCAGCACTCGCCCAATAAGACAAACTGGAAGACGGTCGCAGCTCTTGAAACCGTTGCCGGTGGTTCTGGCCTGACTGCTGTCGGAATTATGCTGAAGGAGATCGCTAACACCGTTCCGGTTTACGGAAATGTCAGGTTCTCCTGGACCCTGACTGGTGGAACGACGACGGCAACAGTAGTTTTTAGCGTATTCCACGATAAGCGACGATGAGCCGAATTGACCTCTATCCACAGTCTGACTCTGGACCAGATGAAGCCAAGATTGCAACAGGGACGCAGGTTGGCGACAAGGTTGGCTTGGATGCAAACATCCTTGGCGGAAGCATTGTCATTGGCACTGCTGCTGTTCCAGCGGATTACGATGAGGCTCAAGTATCCTACGCGAGTTCTACCCAAGAGATTTACATCTACAGGAAAAACAGCGTCATCGTGCGCACGGTTACGATCAACTATACCGACACCACCAAGCAGTTCATCGCTAACTGGAGCATCCTCTAATGTGGAAGCTGGTCTATGAGCCTCTTTCTGGTAACTTTGAGTTACGAAAGTTAGATTCTGGATCTGGCGTAGGCGCAGGCAGTGGTTCAGGTGGAACAATTACAAGTGGTACACTGACTTTGCCAGGTGGTGTTGCATTTGAGATGATAAACGGAATTGCAACAACTGGCGGATCTGAAATCTTGTTAGAGCCGGGCTCTACTATTACTTTATTACCCTAACCTATGGCCCGCATAAGACTTGCTACTATCGCCTCAGACAACACGCCGCCAGCGGGCCAGGTGTCTGTCTATTCCAAAGTAGATAAGAATCTTTATCTTAAAAACGATAGTGGCGTTGAGTCTCAGCTTTTAACTAATGCAACGCGCATTGGTTCAACGCATCTTGTTGAGTATTTTGATCTGACCCAAGAGCACATTATCGACAAAGAATTGACGCTCGAAGTTGAGCCAGAATTTCCAGAACGCACACTGGTTGACGCAGCAAACGGCGGCGGAATGCTTCGCTATGGCCTAGACTTTACGGTTAGCGGAAAAGTGTTAACGTGGTCAGGCGGAAGATTTGACGGAATTTTTGAAGCAGGCGATGAGCTGCGGGTTGTCTATTATTAAATAGTGTGCGTATAATTTAAATTCAGACCAAAAATAGAGCGGGAGGCTCTCATAGATGGCAATTTCAAAACGGTTTATTGGTGCAAACCAGGTAGACGGTTCCAAGATTAAACTTGCAAACAATCAGTCGTTCCGAGCAACGAATGCTGCTGGATCTGCTGTTGATTTGTTCAAAGTTGACGGTTCTGACAAGTTGGTTTTCAGCAAGGTTCCAGAGTTCGGCTCTGACCCTGTTAATGCTAACGAGCTTGCTCGAAAGGCATATATTGACGCTGAAGTTGCTGGCGTTCAAGGTGAGGTTGACGCTGTTGAAGGTCGAATGGATTCTGCTGAATCTGCTATTTCGACTTTGAACGGAAACTCTTCTGTTTCTGGCTCGGTTGATTTCAAGGTTGCTGCTGCTATCGATGGCATCTTAAACGGTGTTGACGGTGCATACGATACCCTGAAGGAAATCGCTGACTACATCGCTGGTGACGCCGCTGCTGGCGCCTCCATGCTGTCTCAGCTTGGCGATCACGAAAGCCGGTTGGACACTCTTGAAGGTCAAAACCTTGACAGCCGTCTTTCGACTGCTGAAGGGGAAATTGATACCCTTCAGAGCGATCTTATTGCGCTTGAAGGCCAGGCTGACCTTACTGAAACGAACCTGATGTTGCTTGACGGTCGCGTCACGACTGCCGAGAGCGATATTGATTCGCTCGAAGGCCGTATGTCGATGGCCGAAGGCGACATTGCTGGTCAGGGCACTCGCCTGACTGATGCAGAAGCTGCGATCGTCACACTGAACAACTTCATGGACGATGCTGGCCCTCGGTTGACGGCTGCTGAAGGCGACATTGATAGCCTTGAAACCCGCATGAACGCTGTTGAAGGCGATGTGGGGATTCTTCAAAGCTCGATGGCTACTGCTGAAGGCGCGATTGACGCTGTAGAAGCACGCCTTGATACTGCTGAAAGCGATATTGATGCGTTGCAGTCTGACGTTGCAGCTCTTCAGGGCTCTAGCGAACAACATGAGCGCATCGTGCTTACTTCGCAGATGATCTCTAACGGCTACATCGATTTGGCTCAAACTCCGAAAGTTGGCACCACGCCTAAGCTCTTGGTGTACCCGGATCGTCTGTGGTTGGTTCCTACGGATGACTTCACTCGCGTCAATGCTCGCATCACTTGGAACGTCGCAAGCGTCGGTCCTAGCGGCGAAGAAGCCTTGGTCGCAGGTGACATTGTTCATGTTTGGTACGTCGTCTAATCTAATCACTGATTAGACTTTTGGGCCGGGGGGCTTTTTAGTTCCCTGGCCTTTTTTTTTAGTTTAACTTTAGTAACATATTGAAGAACTTTTAAGGATCTAAGATCCGCCACTAGGACGGGGAGTCTATGTCAGCACAACGGGGTTATCCTTCACAGCAGAAGCTCGAACGCACGCCGATTCAATTCGTAACTGTTGAGCCGGTACACAAAGAACAAAACGGTGCAAGCGTTGTCGCGCACCAATACGTCTACGAAGTCGGAACCGACGCTGCTGAAGCAGGCTCTACTGTTGGAAAGATTGTAGCCACCGCGCATGCAGCCCTTGAGGGCGATGTAATCCGCTTGACCTCGGGCGCTCAGTCGGGGAAAGAGATCAAAGTTGTTTCGGTCTCTGCCGACGAAATCAACTTGGCGGAGGATCTGCCATCAGCGATTGCGACTGGCGTCACGTTTCAAATCCTCCGCCATAAATATCCAACTGTTACCGCGACTGGTGAAGTGAATGTCAGCGGAACCTTCAGCGAAGTAGCTACTGCTGCCGATGGCGGCGCACTGCCTGCCGTTGTTAAGGTCGTTGGCGGCTACGATGGTAGCGCAGTTCAAGTTATTAAGACTGATGCTGCGGGCGAGCTTCAAGTCGACGTGCTCTCTAGTGCGCTTCCTTCCGGCGCTGCTACAGCGGCAAAACAGCCAGCTTTAGGAACCGCAGGTTCAGCTTCTGCTGATGTAATTACCGTGCAAGGTATTGCTTCCATGACCGCGCTTAAGGTCGATGGATCTGCTGTGACTCAGCCTATTTCAGCCGCTTCTTTACCTTTGCCCGCTGGCGCAGCTACTAGCGCAGCACAAACCGATGGAAGTCAGAAGAGCCAAATTACTGACAGCTTAGGCAATGTAATTACATCAACGACCGTCGGCCCAGTTAAATCGCTAGATGTAAACGTAGTTAAATCCGCTGCTGATCCAGGAAACGACGTTTTCGCTACGGCCATTACTGGAACGCGCTACAACCAGATTGAAGTCAATTTTGAGACTGCTCCTGGCGCTACCTATATTACACAGACGTTTTCAGGCGGCGGCGCAGTATCGCACGTTGACGGACATGCGCTTTACTCCACTGGAACAGCGGCATCGGCTCAAGCGAAGGCTGTGTCTGTAGGATCTGTTATTTATCGCCCTGGACATGAAAGCTACGGTTACTTCACCGCTGCGTTCACAGCTCCCACGTCAGCGGCTTCTTATCAGCGTATCGGTATTTACGACACCAACAACGGCTTTTTTCTTGGTTATGAAGGAACGAGCTTTGGCGTCACTGTGCGCAGTGGTGCATCTGACACAACTATTCCAAGAGCTAGCTTTAATGGCGACCTTTTAAACGGATCGGCTAGTTCGAAGTTCACTCGAAACGGAAGCCCAGAAGCAATCAATCTTGCTTACAGTAACCTCTTCCGAATTCGTTATGGCTGGCTTGGTTCTGCTTCAATTTTGTTTGATGTGTTTAGCCCAGACGGCGTGTGGATTAACTTTCACACAATTAAACAACCAAACAGCTCTTTGAATCCTTCGATTCAAAATCCAAACCTTCCGATTACACTTGATGTAAAAAAGACGGCTTCGAATGCGACAAACCTTATTGTAGCAACCGCATGTTGGGCTGGCGGAACAAGCTCTCAGTTCACGCGCATCACTGATACCCTGACTGATAACTCATTGGCTGGACTTACCCGTGCAGTCATAACGGGCGTCACGACTGGAGGCGGTGGCGGATACGTTAACGTGAAGGTCAACCCGTCTGGAGCACTCGTAGCGGATGTGAGCGGGACGGTAGCAGCTACTCAAAGCGGTACATGGAATATAAATAATATTTCAGGCTCAGTTACGTTGCCAACCGGCGCTGCAACGGAAACCACCCTTTCTGCTATTAATGGAAAGGTTACGGCTTGTAACACTGGTGCTGTTACGATCAGCACTGCACTTCCTGTCGGCGCAAACACAATCGGTAAGGTCGATGTAAACACGTTGTCCGTTGTTGATTTGCTTGATGCTGGGATTCTGGACACGTCGTCCACCAACATCGCTGGAAGCGCATCCAACCCGACTCAAGTCGTTTCGTCTTTGGCAGCTGCTGTAAAGATGCTCCAGCTCTTAGATACGACTGGCGCGTTCATCGGTGTTTACACCGGCGCTGCACTGTCTGAAGTTTTGCAATTTGTCATGGGGCCTGGTTCTGATCAGACGATTGAGCACTCAATCCCTGCTGGAACCAGGATTAGTTTGAAGCGTTTGGATTCTACCACTGCTGTATCTAGCGGAATTGTAGCTATCAATTTCATTGGATAACGCACTAGCCTTGGAGGGCTACTGAGATGCCAGCGAGTATTTTTGCAGGATCAAAAGTCAAAACACTAAAGAGCACGTTAAGCCTGAACGGCGGCGCTGATGTTATCAGCTCGACCACCGATCCTACTTCTAGCGCAGTAAGCGCAGAGCCAGGATCGCTGCTTCTCAACACCACAAGCGGCAAGCTGTACCGAAAGAACGACTCCGGTAGCTCGACTAACTGGAGTGAGGTTGGCAGCGGTGGTGCAGGGATTAACTACATCACTAACCCGAATGCGGCTACCAACACAACCGGTTGGACCACCTACGCTGATGCTGCTGGTTCCGCTCCTGTTGATGGCGCTGGCGGATCTCCCAACGTCACTTTCTCGCGGTCTACCTCAACCCCGCTTCGCGGATCCGCTGACTTCAACCTTGTTAAAGACGCAGCTAACCGACAGGGTGAAGGCGTTGCAACAGACTTCACGATTGATCTGGCTGACCAAGCTAAAGTTCTTCAAGTTAGCTTTGACTACGAAGTATTAAGCGGAACTTATGCAAGCGGTGATCTCACGATTTACTTGATCGCTGATCCTGCTGGCACTCCGATTGTCATTCAGCCTGCTGGATACCAGATTGTCGCTGGCACGGTTGGAACCAAGCTGACTGCACGCGCTACGTTCCAGACTCAATCAAGTGGACAGAGCTACCGCCTGTGCTTGCATGTAGCTTCTACTTCCGCATCTGCTTACACACTCGCTATTGATAACGTGGTGGTAGGCCCTCAGATTACGGCTGCTGGTGCGGCGGTTACTGATTGGCAAAATTACACGCCAACAGGATCATGGGTAACCAATACGACATACACGGGAAAATATCGTCGAATTGGGGACTCCATTCAAGTCATGGTCAAAGTGTCTTTATCTGGTGCTCCAACTGCGACTCAACTTCAAGTTGGGATTCCGTCTGGATTATCAATAGACACATCTAAATTAAATTCTATAACCGCTGGTGAAAACGCTCTTGGCGTCGCTCAAGCAAGTGATACCGGAACCAATGGTTATACTGGAACCGTGTGGTATTTTTCAGCAACCACCGTTGGTGTAAACTCAAACGCTGGTGGAACGTGGTCAAGCACGGTTCCATTTTCATGGGGAAATACTGACCAATTAACCATTAACTTTATTGCTCCCATCGCTGGCTGGTCATCTAACACGGTGATGAGCGATTCGAGCGATACTCGGGTTGTTGCTGCCCAGGTTACTGGTGCTGCTGCAAACGCTACGGCCCTCAACCCAATTATTTTTCCGACTGTTCAGCGAGATACGCACGGTGGCTATAATGCCTCAACTGGAAAATACACCATCCCAGTAAGTGGATACTACAGGGTGTCGACTGCAATGGTTGCAACTCCTGCTGCAAATGCGGTTTTGTATGTTTATGCGGACAACGTGCAGCAAACGGCGTTTTTAGGAACAATTGCAACTGGAACTACCGCAGGTCTTGGAAGCAATACGTATTTTTTCAATGCTGGTGTTTTGATTGATATTCGGTGTTCTCAAAACATCACTGGCGTTAACGCTTCCAGCGGGCTTTCAATCGAACGCCTTTCCGGCCCTGCCACGGTTGCTGCGACTGAAACGGTAGCAATGCGGGCAAGCAATACAGCCGGAACAAGTATTTCTGCGCCGTCACTTGCACAGGTTGCATTTGCAACAAAGTCTTATGACTCCCACAATGCTTGGAGCGGGTCTGTTTTTACTGCGCCAGTAAGTGGAAAGTATCAAGTCAACTGTCACGTTTATTGGGGATCTTTATCGTGGACGGGAACAGCTAAGTCTATTCAAGTAATTAAATCCGGATCAGCTTCTGTTACGGAATTCATAACACTTTATAATCCAACCGCAGCCTATACCGGAGCTTTAGGGCTTAGTGGCTCAACAACGATTGATGTTTTAGCTGGAGATACACTTTCAATAACGGTGCAGCACAATGAAGGCTCAGCCAGGGCGTTGGATACAACAGCGGGCGTAAACGTCCTTTCGATTACTCGTGTGGGGAACTAACCATGAAGCGCATTCAGATTTCTAATAAGTACGGTCAACAGTTTGGCGCTGCCATTGAAGACCCAAGCGAGTGGATTGCTAAAGGGATTGAAGGAAACTGGTGGGGTAAACCCGAGCGGTTGGTTCCGCATAAGGATGCGCCTGGAGCTGAGAGCTATGCGGAAGAAGACGTACTGGAAGAGAAGATTGTTATTGATGATCTCGGCGTTGAGAAAAAGTTTGTTAAGCTAAAAGCCGAGTACACAATCGAAATTGAAGACATTTCTTCTCAATACGCACTTGAACAGGTGATCATGAAGCGAAAGCTGGAGTATCCTTCTTCAGAAGAGTTTATGAACGCCTACTTTGACGGCGGCCCTGAAGCTCTTGGCGTTCTGCAAATGAAGAGACTTGAGATCAAAACCAAGTATCCAAAGCCGGGGGCCTAATGCCTTACGAGACACTAAACTTAGGTATTAACCTAACTCTCCCGACTACAGGCACTTCGAACTGGGGAACTCAGCTCAAGAACACCACTTGGACTAAGATTTCTAGCCACGCGCACACTGGGTCTGGAGATGGAAATCAAATCGGGACTAACGGTTTAGCTGCTAACGCTATTACAAGCGCAAAGCTGGCTAAAAACCTAGCGTTTGGTGTTGCAACGACCCTTGTTCCTGCTGGCACGACGCAGGCGATTGATTTCAATAACGGCAACATTCAGACGCTTGATCTGACTTCCTCGACTGGCAATGTCACGGTGAGCTTCTCTAACGCGATTGCTGGAGCTGAATATAAGATTTTCATTCTTCAGCATGCTTCAACGATTAGAGACATTACCTGGCCTGTTGAAGTGAAGTGGCCACAGGGCGAGAAGTACGGCGATCAAGTCTGTCAGGGGGTTTCTAACATTGACCGCGTGACGTTGTATTTCGATGGAACCAACTACTACGGAGACTGGCAGTTAGCCTGGAGTTAAGGAGATTTTATGCCATTACCATTAGCCCCGATTATTGGTGGAGCACTTGCCGGACTTGGAAGCGTTGCGTCTGGGTTATTTGGCGCTTCTGCCGAGAAAAAGCGTCAAGAACAAGAAGCGTTGATGAACTTTGCTAATCAACAGATGGCTTCTAAAGCTCGCGAGCAGCAACTTCAGCAAAGTGCTCTTGCTAATTTGATCGAGTCTTATCGTGCTAGTTTGATGGGTTGATTATGAATCCGTTCGACGTGCTTTCCAGACCGGCGGAGCAGCCTGCTATAAGATTTCCTGAGATTTTGCCCCCGGTTCCAGGCTTTAGTGCTCAAGAGCAGCCAAGTTCTCTTGGAGCACTGGTAGATAGTTTTAGAGGAAAAAAAGATGAATCCAAACCTGATGAAAGTACAAGCAGCGCGAATGGCAATGATGCAAAAGCCGGTAATGCGCCCGTCCAAGCCAGCGGTGATGCAAAAGCCGGTTATGGAAGATGAGCGAAAGAAGCGAATGGCTGCGCTTGTTTCTAAAATTAGAATGAAATGAAAACAAAAAAGCCCTTCAAAGGATACAATCCAAAGAAGCACGCCAGGACCGGCGGGTTAAATGAGGCTTATCGAAAAAGGCTCAATCGCGAGACTGGATCAAACCTTCAAGCGCCGGTCACAGAAAAAGATCCCAGTGGCGAGAGAGAGAAGAGAAAGCGTTCATTCTGTGCAAGAATGAGTGGTGTATCGGGGCCAACTAGCAAAGATGGAAAGCTGACTCCAAAGGGAGCGGCATTAAAACGGTGGAGATGCGGGCAATGAAAATGATGATAGAAGCCAAGAAGCACGTTGATGCACTCAAGATGATTGCCGAGAAAGAAGGCATGTCGCTTGATGATCTGGTCGAGCAGGTCGCTGGCGAAGAAGAGATGGAAGGCGATGACATGGAATCTGAGGACATGGGCGAAGAAAAGCCTATGGCTGACAAAGGCAAGATTGCCTTGATTATCGCCAAAATGAAAAACGGTCAGAAAGAATAACCCATGCGAAGGGTTGACCTGCTCATTTCAGCATCACGCAGAGCTACCGAGAACGAAGAATTTACAGCTACGGCTGGGATTCAAGACTCGGAGTTTTTGGAATATTTAAACAACGGCCAGGAAGAGATTCACTCGATCCTTCAGAGCACGTTTCCAAGCATTTTGACTGCGTATAAAGAAGAGCAGGCCGTTTCTCAGCAAGAAGCATATTCGATGCCACGGGATCTGTACCTTGGCACTCGTATCGACATGATCGAATACAGCATCTCTGGCAGGACTCAAGACTATTACCTGCTTAAAAAAGGCCAACTCAAAGAGCGTTTAAACACTCAGGCTGGAAACCCTGCTTTTTATATTCGCCGTGGTGATCAGATTTTGATTCAGCCAAAACCACAGCAGTCTGGCGTGATCCGCTGGAGCTATCAGCGAGCTATTCCAAAGCTCGATGTTCGCCGTGGAACAGTTCTTTCGGTGACACTGGATACAGTAAACAGAACCATTACGGCGCTTAGTTTTGATCCTAGCGTTGATCTGGATGCAGCAGCCTTGATGGAAGAAGGCTTCATCACGATTGTTGATGTTAGCGGAACAGTCAAAATGCGCGATATTCCAGTGGCCTCAGTCAGCCAAACAACGGGCGTTGTCACACTTGAGCCTGGCTTTGTTTACAAAGATGGCGAAACAATTTCAGTCGGCAATTACGGACTAAAAGGGAAGTTTTCTAGCACGAATAGTGAGCTTCCGGATGTTTGCGAGAAGTATCTGCTGGAATACTGTAATGCTCGAATTCTGATTCGAGACTCTCAGACAGACAGCCAAGAAGTTGGCCAAATTTTATTAAAGGTTCAGGAAACGCTAAGACTAGCCTTCGCCGAGCCAGACAATGATCCTGACCGTATTCCTCTGCTTGATATGCAGTTCCTGGGAGTGGAGGACTATTACCCGTAATGGCTTCCCAAAACCAATTCATCAAACGCTATCAGAACTTCTACGGCTTTGATCTTAAAAGCTCTGATTTAACATTCCCCGAACAATATGCACAGTCATGCATAAATTTTGACTTAAACCAGGTGGGAAGCCTGGTGAAACGAAAGGGCACAGCTCCTTTTGCTCAAAGCGGGGGCTCGCTTGGAACATTCGTTTACAACCGCTTAAACTCTTCTGGCGTTCAGGTTCCAGAGATTCTGTCAGTTGCAGACACGCTGAAGAAGCTCAAGAAAACTGAGATCGTCGTTACTTATACTGGCGCTGCTGTTTCTGCCAGTCTGAGCCTAAACTACAATCAGACTTCAGCTCAGTACCGATGCCAAATCTATGTCGGCACTTCGCTTGTCTTAGATCAAGCGCTTGGACTTGGCATTGATGAAGCCGTGCCTTACACCTGCACGCAACTGAGAGCGGCAATTGATGCTCTAACTGATATAACAGCTACAATTACAGGCGATGGATCGGTTCCGGCTGCCTACTGTCAAAACGTCGTCGAGCAAGACATTAAGACTGCAGCTTACACGCTCTCTGCTGGCTATTGGTCTAATGTTCAAGGTGTTGTTTCGACGCAATTTGCAACAGCTTATGCAAATCGCAACAGTGTAGACTTTGAACCGGCATCAGCGGTTCAGCTCTATAACGTCATGTATTTTGCGACGGGAAGCGACGCGATCCAAAAGTATGATGGCGTAAAAATCTATAATGCCGGTGTACCGACGCCGACTAACGTCACGTCTGCTCTAGGAGCTAGTCCTGGAATCACTGGAACAAACTACGTTCACCGCGTTCAGTTTTATCAAAAGGATGCGGTAGGAAACGAAGTCTACGGAAACTTGACTAGGATTTCTGGCGCAAACCTGAACCCGGTTAATCAAAAGATTGATGTGACCTTTAACTCAATCTCAAGTTCAAGCGGTTATAACACGGCTTGTGCTATTGTTGCTGGGGCTCAGACCTCAGTTAACACAATCGTTGTTGATAACGGATCTGGCGGCGTTCACACGATGAAAGTAGGAGATACAGCCTACTTTTATGATGCTGTTTCAGGCGGCTACGTTGAGAGAGAGGTGCTTTCTGTTGACACAACTGCTCCAACATATTCAATCACAGTGGCCGGAGCAGCCGTCACTGTCGCCGATAATGCGGTCATTTCTGCTAACCTTCGGGTCATTATTTATCGTAATCGTTCGATCGGTACAGATCCGACGCTCTGGTATGTGGTCGAGGAGATTCCGCACAACGCCTTTGCTGGCGCTACTCAAACATACACTGATAACACTGCTGATGCTTCTCTCGTTACTGAGCTTGTTGAGCCTTTAACTGATCGAAGCCCGCCGCCTATTGGTAGGTATCTGACCGGCTTTCAAAATCTTCTAATTATCGGAAGCCTAAAAGACGCTCCAAACACTGTTGCATGGTCTGATATTGAGTCGCCCGAGTATTTTCCGACGCCAGACAATCAGCAGATCATTCAAAATATTGAAGGCGATCGAATCACAGCAGTCGCCTCAAGTAATGACGTTTTAGTTGTTTTCCAAAGGGGCGCTGTTCATGCGCTTTCTGGAGATCTTCCCGAGCTTAATTACCGAGTGGAGCAAATCACAAACGATGTGGGTTGTGTTGCTCATCAGACGGTTAGAGATATTCGCGGCGTTATTTACTTTTTAAGTCCGCTTGGGCCAAGAGCCATGACTGGCTCTGACTTGCCTCAAGCGCTTGGGCTGTTTGGAGACAATCGTCTTGTAAGCCGGATTGATCCTTTATTCGTTCAAAGTGCCGCCGCTCCTGCTGAGACTGTTTTTAGACTCTCAAGAGCATGGGCTCTGCATGATCGTTCGGCTCAAAAGTATCTGCTGTTTCTGCCTAAAGAATCAGTAAGCGGAGGCGTTCGATACTGTAACTCTGAAAGCACGCTTCTAGTTTATGATTATGCGCGGGACGCATGGCTTGAGTGGCAGGACATTAACGCTGGAGCCGGGTTAGTTTTTTCTGACAATAATGTTTTTTACCATGAGCGTGGTCTTGGCACTGGCTCTACTCAGAGAAACATTCTGTATCGGCGTCAAACAACTGACACTGGCGTCGATTACAACGACCATAATCAAGCCATCAGCGTCTTTTACAGAAGCCCATGGGATTTCATGGGCGAGGCGTCGGTGCTTAAGAACTATTTAGTGCTTCGGGTGTTTACGACTGATCTTGTGCCAAACAACTTCACGCTTGAATGTGAAACTGAGCTTAACTTCACCAAAGAAAGCCCAGTCAGTCAGTTTACTGTAAACGTCGGTGCTGCTGGCTATGGCAACTCACCCTATGGGTCATTCTATGGCGACCCACAAAACAGTAGCGCAAAGCACAAAATCAGTAATGGCCGAGCCAAGGCTTTGGCCATGGTGTTTAAAAACTCAGAGCAGCAAAAGGACCTGGTTATTACCGGCTACGAATTAGAAGTCGTGACTCCTTACAAGCCTGCAATGAAGAGCTAATAGATGAGAATCAAGCGGCCAAATAAATTTAGGCAGGGTGAGGATTCAGCCAGAATGGAAAGATACCTGGCTGTTGATCTGCAAAACAGTCTGACTGATATTTCTACGGCTTTAACTCGATTAACTTTCGACGATAACTTTAAAGCTGAGCGGGTTACGGCTACAATCTTAAACGGATCAGATGACACGCCGATAAGACACGGTCTTGGCGTTGTTCCGATTGGAAGAATCATCATTAGGTCTAGTTCTAACGATATTATTGATGGCTCCACTGCCTGGACTAAAGAAAACATTTATTTGCGCTGCACCGGCGCAACTCCGCAGACGATCAGTTTAATAATTCTTGGGTGACTTATGGCAATTAGAACAAGCGAGCGTCTTTCTCTTAGTGCAAGAAAAAAACCGTCTGTAGAGGCGCAGTCGAGACAACTTCTACAGAATCTTGAGAAACAAAAAGAGCTAGCTGTCAATTTGAGAGCACAACAAACCGCTGCACGTTTTGCTAAGCTGCCAAAGGTTGATTTGGGCGCTCAGATTGAAGAACTTAAAAAGCGCGAAGGCGGTTATACAGCACCAGAGCAGGAGGCCATGTGGTCTCAGATGGCAGCACGGGCAAACGCGCAACAGCAAGCCGCTCAACGGGCGCTAGCTGCTAGACAGGCGCAAATGGGCATTCGAGGTGGGGCTGGTTCTGCTCAGCTTGCACGCGCTCAACAACAGTTTGCAGCTCAAAGAGCCATGGGTGCTCAAGAGCTTGGAATTAAAAACATTGATGAAGTCTCAAGACGCTTTGCCGCGCGGCAAGAGCTTGAACGTCAACAGCAGCTTGCTAACGTCAGCCTGGCAGTCGAACAGTTGAGAGCAGAAGAAGCGGCACGTGCAGGCGCTGAAGAGCGCCAGTTGTACCGCGACGTGTATTCCAAAAAAAAATAAACGGTAAGGATTTAATATGGGCGATAATCTTGCTGACTTGATCAATCTTTACCGAACCGAAACCGGGCTTGAGCTGGACACAGATACAGACCCAACGGGTCTCAGCGCCAAAAGTCTATCTGGACTTGTCGCGGCTGCTCAGCCAAGCGCAACAGAAGCGCTTTTGACTGGGTTGATTCCAACAGCGATTGGAACAGCCGTTGGCGCATTAAGCGGCGCTCCTCAAGGTGCATTGATTGGTCTTGGCGGTGGTGCATCAGGTGGAGCACAGGCTATCAAGATGCAACAGGATCTTGCTAAAGAGCAGGCTACTGCAAAGTTTCAGGGCGCTTTATTGACGGGAAGGCTCTCTAAACAAGAGCGTGATGAAGCCAGAAAAGAAGAACAGCTTGGAATTGCTAAAGAGCGTCTAGCTCTTGAGAAGCAAAAAGCTGTCACCGAGCGAGAGAAGGCTAAGGAAACAAAAGAAGCTAAAAAAGAAGAAATGCCAGCTTCTAAGTATTTAGCAGCAGGTTACGCACGGGCCGCAGAACAAGCGCAATCTGTTTTTGATGATCTTGAACAGCAGGGTTATGGTCGAGAAAGTAGATACCAAGAGACACTAGGCATTCTTCCTGGTGAGCTTCAGCCGGAAGAATTACGACGCCAAACACAGGCCGAATTGAGTTTTGTAGAAGCTGTGTTGAGACGAAAGTCAGGCGCTACGATTACGCCTGCTGAGATTTCAAAAGCGCAAAAGCAATACTTCCCACGTCCTGGGGATTCAGAAAAAATTATTGCTCAAAAGAAAGCTAACCGAATTCAAGAGATTAAATCGCTTCAGGCAGAGGCTGGAAAAGCTCTTCAATTAGTTCCATTGATCGGCGCTGAAACGGCTACAGCTCCAGCCCCGACTAAAAAGTTTCCTGGAACAAAAGAAGCTGTGGCTAATGAAAGGCCAGCTACAATTATTCAAAATGGGTTTATTTATTACTTAAACCCACAGACTGGAAAATACGAGTAAGCCATGCCACAAAAGCCAGCCTTTGATCCAAGCAAGCCATTTGAGGCAGTCGGTTCACAAAAGCCGCCGTTTGATCCTTCAAAGCCATTTGAAGTCGCTGCTGAACCATCTGGCCCAGGCATTCCAGAAATGATCGAGACAGCTGGAAGATCGGCTCTTGAGGGCATTACACTTGGATTGTCAGAACCTGCCATTTCAGGTGCTAACGCCGTTCTTGGAAATCTTATCAATGCTGGCTTTGATGCTACGGACATTAACGATTTCATCGCTCGCGCAACAAGTGGTCCTGGAATTGAGCAGGAATACACAAAAGAAGTAGCGCGCCGTAAGGAGCTTGAAGCGAAACTTCCTGAAATCGCTATTCCCGCTGAGATCGCAGGTGGTGTGCTCTCTGGTTTAGCGACTGGTGGAGCTGCTCAAGTTGGCGGCTTAGCTAAGGGGTTAACTGCGCCAATTCGCGGCCTTGAGGCGCTTGCTGGAGCAGCCGCTAAAAAGATTCCAACTACTGTTGGTCAGGCTGCTGTTAGAGGAGCCTTGTCTGCTGGCGGAGCTGAAGCAATTAAGGCAGCCGCTCAGGTTCCAACAGGCGTTAGCCCTGCCGAGGAGTTTGATATTGCACAGGCTGCTGGATTTGGCGCAAAGCTAGGCGGTGGTCTTCAGGCTGTCGCATCTGGCGCTAGAGCACTTAAAGCTGGTGTGCCTAAAGTTCTGTCTGCCCTTGGTGGGGTTTCAGAAGAGGCGATTCAAGATTACATCAAAGATCCTGGAGCAATTACCAGAGCAAAGAGCCCAGAACAGATCAAGGATTCGATTGATCAGTTTGTCTCAAAACTTGCGCAAGACGTAGAAGACGCCAAGCTCTCTGCCGATGATGCCAAAGAGGCGTTTAAAACTGTTCAAGATGATTTGAAGCAGGCTGCGGCGAAGCGGGCTGATGAATTCAGAATGGAGAAGTTTGATGCTACCGCTACTGCCAGAGAGGCAAAGCAAAAGCTCGACGATGCCATTCGAATTGCAAAAATAGATACAGAGTCACGCTTAACGGCGCAGAAATTAAACCTTCGAGATGAGTCTGTTTCGGCTGTTGAAGCACTTAAAGAAAAGGTGAAAGCTGGCTCTGCACAGAGTTATGAAGCTCTTTTAAAGTCTGGAAGAGTTGTTCAGGTTAAGCCCGCGTTGAATGCTGCAAAAGAACAACTTGAGAACTTAAAGGTTCAAGGAAAGGTGCCAGTTACCGGAGCAGCTGCCGCAGCTTATAAAAAGATTCAAGGCTATGTTGATGATCTTAAACGCTACAAAAACATTCTTTCGACTCGTGATGCAAAACGAAAGATTCAACAGCTTGATCAAGACTTTCAGGCTGCCATTACATCCGGCGAATTTACTGAGATCGAACAGCAAGCGCTAAGAGCTATTCGCAGATCAATTGACGCACAGCTAAAAGATTATGCACCTTACGCTAAAATTATGCAGCAGGTGAGCGCTGACACGGATCTTTTGACGCGCGCTAACAAGGCCTTCGGGAACTTAGAGCGTGCTCAGGGTCGAACAGCCAGGGTTGATCTTCCAGAGCGTGATTTGGATCGTAGTCTACTGATTCAGTTAGGCCAGGCCACTCAAAAAGACTTTGAGTCAGCTATTAAAAAAATTCAACAAGGTCAGACTCAGCTTGCTGGCGGCTTAGAGGCTGCTGTCATGGCAAAGCCTGTTGGAATTGAGGCGCAAAGAGCGGCTCAAGAACTTGAGGCTTTTAAGTTTCCACTGGCACAACAAAAAGCAGTTGAGCCAATTCTACAAGGCCCGCTTGCTCAGGCAGTGACTCAAGCAGAAGAAGAGCTGGCCCGTCGGCAACAGGTTCTTGCTGATGCACAGGCTAGAATTCAATCCATTGGTCCACTAGCTCGAAGTGCCACTAACATTTCGGCAGTCAGAGCTGCCGTCTCAGAAAAGAACCCTGAGTTTAAAAAATACCTTCAGAGTCTAACTGAATTAAGCGGTGAAGACTTCATGAAGGCGATTGATGATCTTAGGCTTGCTGAGCAGTTCGGAAAAGAATTCAGAATAGGGTCAAGAAACGTAAATCTGTGGGCGCTCGGCACTGGCGCTACTATGTACGCTTTCACTGGTGAGCCTATTTCTGCTCTTGCTGTTGCAGGGCTTGGCGGTGGATTTGGTTCTCTTGTTGATCGCTTCGGCCCTCGCATGACTCAACGAGTGCTTGATGGCTATTTAAAAATAGATGGCATTCCAACGCTTCAAAAGATTGACCGCGCATTTTCCGGCCTTCCAAAGCCTTTAATTAACCAGATTAAAGACGATTTAATCAGATCATTTTCTGTCAGCACTCCAGAAGAAGTCCCTGTTAGTGATGTAGAGCGGCCTATGTACCTTCAAGAGATTAAAACTAGCCGCGCTCTTTCACCGCTTGAAAAGGCGAGAGCTACTCTCAAGATGGAGCGCTTTGGTATTATTGATAGTGGAATCGTAAGCAAGATTGCGATTGGCGAACCAACAACCATTACACCGAGAGGGTTTAACTCTTTTAATGCGATCAAGGCTGAACGCAGAATGGAGCGATAATGCTAGGACGGCACTGGGTTTTTGAGCTTCCTTGGGATGTGATTGACGATGTGGCATCACTTGAAAACGTCCCAAAGAATCTACTCGCTGCGATTGTCTTCGTTGAAAGCGGAGGCAATCCGTTCGCTTGCAGGTTCGAAAAAGACTATAAGTATCTTTTCGAGACTAAAAAGAACGCTCTCGATAATCGCATCACTGAAACGACTGAGATGATGCTTCAGATGACTAGCTGGGGCCTTTGCCAGCTTATGGGAGCCGTCGCGAGAGAGTATGGTCTAAAGGGTTCTATCCTTCAGCTACTTGAGCCAAAGATCAATCTGACCTACGCAAGTAAACTCATCAAACGGCTAGCCACGCGGTTTAAAGAGCGTGATGATATTATTGCGGCTTATAATGCCGGAACGCCTGTGAAGTCGCTCGATGGAAAATATAAGAATCAGGCTTACGTTGATAAGGTAAATAACGCGATTCAAATCATCCAAGACATGCACGGAGGCAAGTGATGGAAAAGGTTTTAGTTGTTATTAAAGTGATTATTGAACAAGGCCCTGCTTACTTAGGCGCAATCGTCGCGGTGCTTAGTGCTTTGGCTGCGCTGTTCATGCTGATCCCTGGCGAGCAGCCGGAAAAGACCTTGTATAAGATAGTCGATTTCTTGGCGAAGTTCTCGAAGAAGCCTGAAAAGCTGGAAGAATGAGCTTCCTGTCGGCTCTTAAAATCATCCTAACTTCGCTGCCAGCTTTAATGCGGCTTGTTGAAGAAATGGCTAATTGGCTTAAAGCTAATTTTGGGGATAATCCGGCTAAGGCGATTGAAGAACACGCTGAAGCGATTAAGATGATTAAAGAGGCAAAGACACGGGATGAAAAAGCTCAAGCTGCTGCTAATCTTGCCGCTCTTATTCGCAGGATGTAAAGACGGCCCAAAGGTTACCGTGTGCGTCATTGAGTCAAAAGACTCTGTGCTTGTTTGTTCTGATCCTGCTGGCCGTGTCAGTGTTTTGACACTAGAGGAAGCTGAAAACTATATCGCTCTAAGTCCCGATGATTTTAAGCGGGTCATGGATTACATGAGGCTAAGGTGCATCAAAGATGAAGGACTTTAGTGATTTAGCTTCACCTATTATTACACTAGCCGGTGTGCTATCTGCTGGCGCTGCTATCGTTGGCTGGAGTTACGAGACTTTTGAGCCCAAGCAGACTGTGAAAGAACGCAGCGAGTTAGTCGAGCGTCGTCTTGAAAGAATTGAAAACAAGATTGACCTTCTATTCGAGCGCGTACGAAAATAATCTCCTAACCTAATTAGGAGATAGAAAATGGCTAAGAAAGAAAGCGCAAAAGTCGCAGCGAACATGCTCGCGCATCGCCAGGAACAAGCACTGGCACAGTTTAAAGACGTTGAAACCGGCCAGGTGATCAACCCTGATAAGTTGAACGATAAGTACGCAGGCCTGTATTCAAAGGGCATGACCCACGATAGCAGCACGCTTCTAGCAACTGAAGCCTCGATTAAAGAGCTTCAAATTGCAATGGAGACTGGTCTACAAGCTGACTTTAATAAATTAGACAAAGCCGGCACCCGTAAGCAGGTTTCTCCGCAAGGCGGACTAGCTTACGAGAACATGGGCGGTGACCCTGAGGGATTCACCATGCCAGCTCCATTCGCGCTTAACTCGCGTGAAAAAGCTGCTGAGATGGTCGAAGTCTATGAGATGTCGCTTTTGACGGATAAGACCTTCGCCGTGCTGAGCGGAAACTCTGTTGATTCGTCTATCCAGCGCGCGATTGACTCGCTCAACGCTTTCGGTTCTGACTTCAAGGGTCCAAAGATCGGTGGAGTCGTAACCCGTAAATCTTTGTTTCGCGGTAATGCTCCGGGTGAGTTGGTAGGCCCCTACGTTTCTCAGCTTTTGTTGCACCCATTTGATTTCGGTGCGCACACGATTACGCAAAAATACAAAGAGCGTACTGGTGCATACGGCTATAATAAGACAAACTACCTCGCCATCCAAAACGGAACCATCCCTACATCTCAGGGCATCGGCGTCACTAAATACGTTGACAGCCCTCGCTTGCTGGCTTCAGTGGCTCACGTTGACTATGTTTTTCAACAATTCTTGTATGCTGCGATCATGCTTAACGGCATGAGCCGTCAAAGCGGATTCCCGGTGCTTGCAAACGAAGACCGATTCGTTACCAACGGCGGTCCAGTTGACCTGGGTTGTGCTGTGACAGAAGTTGCACGTCACGCACTGAAAGCGACGTGGGTTCAGAAGTGGCGTCACCACTTGGCTCCGCGTCCTGAAGTCGTCGCAGCACGTTGTGCGATGGAGATCGACGGTCTGCTTCCAGTCGGAACGGTCCACGCTGACCTCAAGAGTTCTGCGACTGTCACTGCAACGAACGCAGCTAACTTGGCTCGGTCGAGTGGCGCTAGCAAGCCGTTCCTGGCTATGCTCGCTGCTGAAGGTAGCCCGCTGCATCCTAGCTACCCTGCTGGACACGCAGCCATCGCTGGCGCATGTGTGACCATCATCAAGCTGTACATTGCTGATGCTGCTTGGTCTTCGACTGGCCTCAGTGCTGTTCAATCTACCGATGGTTCTGCCTTGAACAGCTACACCGATGCTGATGCTTCTCAGATGACGATTCACGGCGAGTTGAACAAACTAGCCTCGAACATTTCGCTTGGTCGGAACATGCTTGGCGTTCACTTCCGCTCGGATGGTGACGAAGGCATGAAGCTTGGCGAAAAGGTCGCTCTTCAGTGGTTCAAAGACCTCAAGAAACAACAAAACGAAGCGATCGGTGATGTTACGATCGTCAAGTTTGACGGATCTTCTGTCACAGTGTAATTAGTCACTGTTGAGTTTTGGATTCGTTTGAGTGATGAGGGCCCCGGTTGTCTGCCAGTGACAGCCGGGGTTTTTTATTGTTCTATCATTATATGAGAACGAAGAAACCAAAGGCCATTCAGCCGACTGAACAGCAAATCATGATGAGCATCCTTGAGTGGCTTGCACTTCAGCCAAGAACCAAGGCTTGGCGAAATAACTCAGTCGGCCTGTACAGTCCAACCCGTAAGGCGTTCTTAAAGCCAGGTAAGTTCTCAAACATCGGTAGCGCCGATATTCTAGGTATCTATAACGGGTATTTCTTAGCGATCGAAGTAAAGCGCCCCAAGGGTGTAGTGACTGAGCACCAAGAAGCGTGGCTTACTCAGATGGTTAACCTTGGGGCTTTAGCGTTTGTCGCGCGATCGCTTGAGGATGTTCAATTCGTTCTAAAGCAGATCGACGACGCAATCAGGGCAAAAACAGAATGCGAGCTTTTTGACGCGGTTGACCTCAAGAAACTCAAGCACGTCGGGAAGACCTGTTAGCGTTAGAGCATTTCGAGCAGACGATTGATCCATTACGTTTCGGTTTGGTCGTGGTTAATGCCTTGCACTTGTGACAGGGCACCGAGCGACACTCTAGGCATAGCTGATGCCTGTTAATGGTCATCTCTCTACCGCATTTCTTGCAGTAGTCGGTAATAGACCGCATTACTTTTTCTTCTTGATCGCGGGCTTTTTGACGATTTTTTTAGGCTGTTGCTTGATCTTAAGACCAGCAGCTTTCTTAGCCTTACGAGCGGTTTCAAGAGCGATAGCGACGGCCTGCTTTTGAGGACGGCCAGAGTCCATCATTTCGCGGACGTTTCCAGACACGGTAGCTTGCGAGTAACCTTTTTTCAGCGGCATAAATTCCCCCCTAGGAAATAAAATCATTAAGGGGAATTAGAGTCATTGCAAGCGTTTTCAGTTTTATTGCCGTCTTCAACATGCTCTCGAAGCTGTCGAATCGTTTCGAGAAGACATGCGTTCTCAGCCTCTAGGCGCTTGATCTCTTTCTCATAGAGGCATGAGTTCACAGGGTGATCGCAGTAGTTAGAATGTTCGCTCATGTACTGTCTCTCAAAAGCACCGGATCTCTTTTATCGCCAGGCCTAATCTCAATATAGATGCGTTGCTCTGAATACCGGCTCGTTGAAGGGCCTAGTTCATCCAACAAATATCTAAGGAGATCAGTAAACGCTTCAACATCGGTGCAACGATCATCTGAAAAGACTAGAAGTGATTCAGGTGCTTCGCCTGTGGCCACTTGAGTTACCGCCCATCCGTTTTCTGCGCGTTTGATTGTTAGCATCACTTAACTCCACTCAGGCAGATTGCCGTGCTCATCTCCCCACTGAGAGATGAAGTCCTTATCAGCTTCTTGCTCGATGAAGAACGCGTCTTTGCCGATGACGTCCTTCCGATCAACGCCGTGCTTCTTGGCTTGCGCCTTATGCTCTGAGATCATGTCGAGCACGATGCGACGAAGCTCTTCGTGATCAAATCTTGTCATCATCTGCCTCAATCTCTGGCGTGATCTGCTTCATGGCCTGATCGAACGAGCGAGTGGTGACTAGAGTGCACATGAGTCCAAGCTGTTCAGTGCTAAGCTTAGAGGCTTCTTTCACCTGGAAGGCTTGTGCGGCAAACTGAGCCAGCTCAAGTCGCGTCCAACCAGAGGCCTTAATCCTAGCCAAGTGTGTTTCACGGCTATCCGGCCCAGTCGTCTCTTGAGCTGATGAAGGCTTGGGAGCCTTGGGTTCTGCCTCCACCTTGGGAGTGCTGATGCTAACGCTCTCTTTAACTGCCTGAGCCGCTTGAGTGATCGAAACAGAGTCACTGCTCACCTCTTTTACTTCTCGTTTGGTATCGAAATCAGAAATCTCTTCAGGCGTGTAAACGCCAACAGCAACACCAGGGTAAACCGTACGGATACCTTCACTGATGACTCGCGCTCTCAGCATGGCTCTTGGGTACTGCCTCCACACGTCCTTGTTGGTCAGGCCAGCAGCCTTAGCTTGAGCGATCGTCCAGGCAAGCGTGACAGAGCCGCCAGCAGGGTGACTAAAGGTCGCCTTCACTTCATCATCGGTGTAAGAGATCCAGTTGACCTTACCTCCGGCAGCCTGAAAGCGAGCAAGCATGGCATCGGCCTTAAGCGCAGGACGGCCTTGCACCAAATGATAATCGCGTGCTGCGGCAGCCGGGTGAAGCCCTTCGGCCTGAGCAATCAGCATCAGAGCCAAAGCCTGCTCAGGTTGTTTAATGCCAAACAGGCCAGATTTAGAGACCGCTTGAGCCATTCGTTCCATGTCGGAAATCGGAATGATGTTCATGGTTAATCCTTAGAAGGGAAGGTCTTCTTCGTTGAAGCTCTGAGCTGTGTAGCCAACAGGAATGACAGGCTTTGAGTTGTTTGAGTCTTTCAGCTCTTCAGTCAGCGAGAGGCTTGGAATTTCCTTGCCCTTGCCGAATGTATCGCAGAGCCAGGTCTTGTTGTCTGAGGCAAAGACAAAGCGAGGACCCTTAACTGGAGCGAAATCAAGTAAGCAGTAAGCAACAGGGCGTTGCTGCACCCTTACGACCGACCTTGCCTGCTTTTCAGAGACAAAGAAGCGATCCTTCTCAACTCCGTTGATGTTAAGATCCACAACCCATTTGCCTTCATACTTGTCACTAGGGGCGATTAGGCTAATGCGGTTAATCCGGCAGAGCTTCAGTTTTGGTGCGGGGTAATTGTCCACGACTTCTTCTTTCTAGTTCTAATGGGTTCACTTTGAGTGATGCGGCCTTCAAGAAGAGCTAACCTGCGCTCTCGCTTGATTAAGGCCGAAACATAGTCACGAATGAGAAACCGTAACTTTAATTTAAGCTCATCAGCGGCTTGAACGTCTGAAGCATAGAGCCTAAGCGCATAGAGTGTGAGCCGCTTCCTGGGCTTTTTCGTCTTGGTCTCTCGCATGCCGTGGTTCTACTTTCTGTATAACAAGTGTCAAGTAGAAAGAAGAAAGCCCGACCTAGGATTATCGCCTAAGCCGGGCCGTCGTGTGGTGGTGCTATCGTCTATCAGTAGTCTTGAAGCTTTGCGCTCTTATAAGCGGCTTCGTCTTTGGTCTTGCAGTCGCTTCCGCAGCTTCCTGCAAGCTTATCCATCTTTTTGCCGCCCATGCCAGCTCCGCCGACATCGGACTTGTAGGAAGAGGCGTCGCGTCCGCCTTTGCCCATGAGTTCTTTTACCTTACTTCCGTTTTCTTGATCTTTCATGTTTAGGAGTCTCCTAAGACGATTCTACCACAGGGCATCTTGGTGAGAAGACTCATCGGCTTCGCTTGGTCTCTCGCTGCTTAGGCTTCTTCGATCAATGACTGAAGTCTGTGCAGGTTGGTTCGGTCGTTTAAACGGTTTGGCTTTCACAGGAAGTACCGGCAAGGGTTCAAGCGTTCGCTTATAGATGGGATCATACGGGACGTAGGAGTTAGCAAACGCTCCTGCTAGCATCGGGATTGCCACTTCTTCTCGAAGCTGCCCTGATGAACAGAGGCAGCGAAAGACGTATTGATAATCGACTTCTGGCTTTACTTCGATTGCCGCGTTTAGACGCTCAGCCATGTCTTTCGTAATCGCTGTTACGAAGCCATCGTTATTGCACCAGATGCAGAAATGAGTGGGTTGGTTGTTTGGTTGATTCATAGCTCTCGCTCTTGCAACGCATGAAACGGATCGTCAAGGTCTTCTTGCTTATGTTTCGTTCGTCTAATGACCGTGAAGCCACAGATCGGGCATTTTCTCTTCTCACCGTCACTCGTTAGACTCACTTGCTCTAAAAGCGAGAGGTGACAGTTAGGGCAGATCGTTAGCTTGTGAGGGAACTCGCTCATGAGTGATACTCTATAGAATATTCATCGTTTGTGTAGAGGAGTCGGTCGTCTAGTGGTTTACGAAAGTTCTCACTCGGCTTGCTAGCAAGGGTATTCACTTGATAAAGAGAGGTTATAAACCTCTCTTGACCTGGTTAGCCTTGATTGGATTCAGAGTAGATTAAGCTAAATCCGAGGTGTTTCCCTTGTTGAGAGCTTGGCTATCGGTAATCCGATCGGCAAGCCCGGGGTCTGGGGTGGAGCCCCAGAACAGTGGTCCATCTTGAAGAACTGAAGAACTACTGGGTTACACAGATTTTAGATACACGTTCCCCTATATAGAGGCCGCATGGTTTTTTATAACCGTGTCCCACTTTGCTATCTAACGAGGGGCCTAGATCATTTCTCCGATCATCGCATCCCAAGTTAAACCAAGAGTTGCTTCCGCACCGTAAAGCCGGAAACTGTGATCCCCTTCCCTCTCGGACTCTCGACCTGCTAGCCTTTACGGGCTTAGAACTGCTGTCTGGAACATCATCGCGACGTGCTCGCCAGCTTAGCTACAGTCAGGGCAGACCCTCTTGTGGCCTGTTATGACTCATGTCCTACTTCTTCGATGCTAGCTGGGGAAGTGAAAACTGTCGAACCGTCCAAGGTCTAAATTACAATAGTTGACCAACCGTCGTAACTTTGTCATTCTAGGCGGGTTCGTTAGTCCCGGCGAACACCTAAAGGGGCATTGCTCTCATCGGGAGTGCTGCCCTTTTTTGTTGCGTGAGGGGATTCGTTTGAGGCAAGAGGTGAGGCGCGGTAGTTGTTCCTTTTCCGCGCTACAATAGAAGAGCCTGCTCGGATTGGTTGATCCCGAGTGGGCTTTTTTATTTAGTCCACTGAAGCACTCGCGTTAACGCCTCATGCCAGAGATCACTCTCTAGGCTGACTAGGTAAAGTCGTGGAAAGCCTGTGAACGGGCCGGGAGATGGGTCGAGCCGTCCAGCAAGGTATCCATGAGGCGGTTCAAGATTACCCTTGTTGAGTGCGATGAATTCCCTAACGAGTTTTGCTTGCTCTCGCGTTAGGCTCATTTCTCTGGTGATGAGTTGGCGCATGAGTTTGGTTTAAATGCTTTGCTGCACTCAGTGCATTTGACAACTTCTTGACGCGTTCTGTGATCAAGCGATGCGCGATAGTCTTTGGAGAACTTAGACGCTCTCGTAAACTTCATGCGCCAGTGAGTGTCGTTGCTAAAATTCTCAAAAGCACTGGAAAATACCCACTTACACTTTAGTGGATCAAAGCGCTCGATTATCGTGAAGATCCTGCCATCTCGTAGAAGAATGTCAAACTGCCTGCGAGCATCGCGCAGCACACTTTGGGCTACTTCATTAAACGCGACCACCCAAGCTCCTGCCGTGTCGTAATTAAGACCCTTGAGCCTAAGCTTTAGATACTCTTCGTCGCGCAGAATGCGCCAAAACTTCGGCAGCGAACCCCTGAATACGGCGGCGTTTAAAAGTAGTTTAACTAAGCCGGGATTCTCTAGAAGTGCGCGAGCTCGCCTGTCGGCTTCGCTCTGAACATAACTCATTACAAAAGAATCCGTTTTCACGCTGCACCTTCGTTCTATAGGCTGATGCGTCGAAAAGTCTTTCTGGTCTTGCCAGCCGTTCCCTGTTTAACGAGCCAAAGGTCCCACGGATTCCCGTTCTGACCGCCTTCATTGACCCAGAGAGCGCCGTTAATCGAGACTGTGAACCGAATTAGCTCACGCCAATGGGTTTTCGTTTGCCGCGCTTTCAAAAGGATTTCTTCAACTTTTTGTTCCAGGTTGGATGAATCCATAAGAGCCTCATTCCTGGCTTAGTTCAACTCGAAGCCATGTATAGGTTTCAGGCCAACGATCGCAGGCGGGATGGTTCAAAATCTCAATCGGGAGAGCGCCCTGTCGAAGCAGGTTCGCTAAGACAGTATGATCAGGCAACACCTCAAGAGGGCGGTCGGCGAGCAATTCATCAGCGATTCGGTCTAGGTTTGGTTTCATAAAGCCCTCCGCATAGCCCAGCATGACAGCTCAACTTGAACGCCGATGCCGTCGTCGTTCAGACGCCCAGAACTGATATCGAACCACCTTCGGCCACAGCCATCGTAGTTGACTGATGAAAGCTCACCGAGGCGTTGTAGCCTCTCCGACTCGCTAGTGTAGTCCAGGGTCAATAACTGAAGGTTGCACCATTGACCGGATTTAAACTTTCTCAATTCGCGTTGATTGTAGTTCATGCCCTCATATTAACACGGTGCGCCGATGTTTCTAGTGTGTCGTTTTATGCTTTAGTGTCAAAAGGTTATACAGTTGGTTAAGATAACTACTCAATTCTGTTGAATCTTTTGACATGATTTAATAATGTTTAACTATGTTTATTGGACCAAGGAACGAGTCGGCCATTAGATCAGAGGTCGAAGCCGTCGAGGAATACTGCCAGCGCGTCTTTAATATTGAGGTCGATTACCCTGCTTTTCGAGAGCAGGTGCGTCAGATCATTCAGACGCGGATCCAGGACTATATCTTCCAGCGCTTCCGCGACTGGCCGATCCCGGAACTCCTCAAGTTAGAGACCGAAGTTCACGCCCGCAGTCGTCCGGTGAAGGCGAAGAAGCCCGCTGAAGCAAAGCCAGAGTAAAAAGAGCATGACGCAACGTATCCGCCCTCTATAAGTCGTTTGGTGTAGAGATTTGGAAAAAAAAGACACCTCGAAAATAGTCGGCGAACCTATGCAGCTCACAGCAAAGAAAATGGGTCGCCCGCCAATTCCGATCAACCAGGTAGAGTTTGAAAAACTTTGCTCTATTAACTGTACGTTGGTTGAGATCGCTGGTTGGTTTAAGTGCTCCGAAGACACGATTGAGCGGTGGTGTCAAAAGACGTACTGCGTCACTTTTGCGGAGGCCCATAAAAAGTACTCTGCTGATGGAAAGATTTCGCTGCGCCGTAAGATGTTCGAAATGGCACTTAGTGGTAATCCAACGATGTGCGTATGGTTGTCGAAGCAGCATCTGGGCATGAGCGACAAGCTTGAACAAAAGCAAGAAATCACCGCTGAAGTTAGGCCGCTTAGCCACAAAGAAATTCAAGACGCTTTAACTAACGATCCATTTCTTTTAGCGCGTCCAGTTGAACAAGAAGCCGAAGAATGAAACCGCATCCGGAGATCGAACGCATAGTACGCGGGCTTGATCAGCTACACACAAAGTGGAGACCTCACCCGGCGCAGATTGAAATCGGGCGAGCTATGATCAAGGACGACATTAAAGAAGTCTTTGCTCAGTGCGGTCGAAACTTAGGGAAGAGCGAGTTAGTTGGCTACCTGCTTTGGCGTTGGGCTTGGACCTACTCTGGCAGTGAGAACTACTATTTCGCTCCTTATATGAAGCAGGCCCGTGAAATTCTGTGGGCCAGCAGGAGGATCCAAGACTTTGGACCCAAGGACTGGATCAAAGACGTGAACAACACAGAGATGCGTGTCACGTTCACTAACGGCAGTTTCATCAAGCTCGACGGTTCTGACAACGTAGAGGCTTACCGGGGTGTTAAGCCTAAAGGCTTATCGGTGTTTGATGAGTTCAAAGACTTCAGGCCTGAGTTCTATGAAGCCTACGATCCTAACCGCGCTGCACACGATACTCCTCTTCTCATCGTAGGTACTCCACCCGATCATGACTGTCAGTTTACCCAGGTAGCAGAAGCCTATCAACGCGATCCTAGAAAGCGCTTCTTCACGTTCCCGAGCGACTCAAATCCTCATATTAGTCGCGCTTGGTTAGAGGCTAAGAAAGCAGAGCTTTATGCTCGCGGTGATGGAGATCAGTGGGAACGAGAATACATGGCCCGCTTCGTTAAGGGCGGACGCTCGGCCATCTTCCCGATGCTTTCTAAGCAGATCATTAGGTCACATGAGCAACTCATGCGTGAGCTGTATCGAGACAGGAGAAAGCTAGAGTGGATCTTGTGGGCTGACCCTGCTGGGGCTTCCTGCTTTGCGGTTCTGTTCCTGGCTATCAACCCCTATTCCAGGCGCATCTACTTGCTAGATGAAATCTATGAGAAGTCTCAAGCTGACATGACTGTGGGTCAGATCGGACGACGGCTCCTAGGAATGCGCGCAGATCTAATGGAGATGCCTGAAGTAGAGTGGCGTCAAGGTTATGACGAGGCTGAGACATGGTTTGCTAATGAGATGCTTGACGTGTTTAGCGAACACTTTGAGCCAAGCCAGAAAGCTAAGTCAGATAAGATCTCTGGCCTTGCCCTGATCAAAGACGCCCTAGTTGATGGCTTAGTCACGTTCTCTGATCGTTGTGTAAATCTCTATTGGGAGATGGAGAACTACCGCAAAGACCAGAACGGTAAGATCATTAAAGCCAATGACCACTTAATCGACTGCCTTCGCTATGCACTGGATGCTGCAAACTACACGACGAAAGACTCACCAGAGCCTATCCCTGCAGAGATTTCCAATATGTGGCGTGGCGCTAGACCTTCACACGACTTCCCAGCGTTTGACGATTGGGGTGAGTCTGTGGATGAATTGGAGACATGACACTCGCAGAGCAATTGAAGACAGAGCACATGTTCATGAAAAAAGTTCTGTTTAAAATTGCTGAGCCCGGATGCACCTGTGAGCCATGGATGCGGCAAACAAAACTAAAATGCGACCCCTGTTTAGCAGCGGAGGCGCTTAAGAAAGTAAAACTATGATGCCGCTAATTGCCGCAGCCTTTGGAATCGTTCTCGTTCTTCAAGTCGTTTGCTTGATCGGCCTGTGGTGGGCCACTACTGAACTCAAAGCCATGCAGAAATCAACGCATAGCGTCCAGTTTGTCCCTGCTGATTCTCAATTTCAAAAGATGAATGATGAAATTAAAGATTCTTTACAGAAGGACATTTTTGAGAATTTAGCTTAACATTCTTACCATGACAGTCTCCTACTCGTTCGACGATCTCAACACAGAGAAGAATTATGCGCAGCCAGCTAGGCCGCTCTTCTCTATTGATCTTGATGATCCGAGGAACGAGAAGGAGATTTTAAACTGGCTCACGACCGAGCTTAGTTTTTTAGAACATGAAAACGAACCGCGCATTCGCGTTCAGCGCCGTAACCTCGCCCTCTACAAAGGCATTCAATACCAAGAGAGCGAAGCTAGGGCGGAGAACCGTGACCGCGCTGCCGACCGTTCAACCTTCCTACGGAAAATCGTAGCGAATCATCTATTTGACCTCACAAAAAATAGGGCGTCCCGCCTGATCAAGTTTCGGCCCGCAGTCGCCGTTCTCCCAACTAACGATGAGCTTGGTGATAAGCTCGCAGCAAAAGCCTGTAAGTCGCTCCTCGATCATATCTGGTACGAGAACGACTTTGAGGGCGTGATCCAGCTTCAGCTCGCTACTCACGCAATGATCTTGGGTGAGAGCTATCTGTTCATCACTTGGAACTCAAAGCTAGGACCGCTCTCGCCTGCTTATGTAGAGTCCAAAAAGAAGTATGGAAAAAAGATCCCGCTTCTTGATGACAGTGGCCAGCAGCAGAAAGATGATTTCGGCAATCTGCTCTATGTAGAAGATCCGGTGCATATCGGGGACGTTGAATACAAGGTCACGCTTTCGCCAGAGGTGTTACTCGACAAGAAGAACACCATGGGTGAAGTGCTACATTGCTTCACTTCTGAGATGGTGAGCTGTGACGCACTTAGGATTAAGTACCCGGAAAAAGCGGCGCAGATTAGAACGCATAACGATCAAGTCTATGACTATGATCGCATGGAGTTGCGACCCACGCGCAACGAGTGCCGTGTCTATACGTTCTATGCTAAGCGCCAGCCCGGCATGGAGAAGGGCCGAGTGATTAAGTTCACTCGTGATTGCATCTTAGAAAACTCAGAAAGCCCTTACTCCATGCGTGGTCTTCCGTTTGTGAGATTCACAGACATTGACTTCCCTGGTGAGCTTTACGGTCACAGCTTCTATGAGATCGTCAAAGGCTTGACTGGCACCTACAACAATCTCACCAACATCATCCTGCGTAACCTATTACTGGTTAGCCATCCTAAGTGGATGGTTCCCGCTGGCTCTGCTTCGATTGATAAGCTCGGCAATGATGTAACGATTGTTCAGTACAAAGGTCCTACGCCTCCCACCTTGGCTGTGGCACAGACTACACCGC